CCGTAGTACGCGATCTCCCAGCCGAGCAGCTTCGGCTCGACGACTCGCAGAGCACCGCGACGATCCTCGTAGGTCTCGGCAAACGAGGAGGCGGCGACGACGAGGGTGTCGGCCGCGAACTGCGGGCTGACGACCAGGCGAGCACCGAGAGGACCACCGCTGAAGGTGGTGATGCCGCCCATCGTACCAGGCGCGTTCATGGGCGCGAGGTTCGGGAAGAGCGGACGACCATCGCCGTCCAGCAGGGAGCCGAGCCACACCCACTCGTCGACACTGGCGTAGACCGTGTCGGGCAGGCGGTTGCAGCCCTGGTAGACCTTGCCGGCCGCGGCATAGAAGCCCGCGATCTCCTGGTCTGCCGTGATGGGCACGGTGTTGGCTGCGTTGGTCGTCTTCGCGGCGACCTCGATCATCGTCGCGGCCAGATCTTCGGTCTGGATCGCGTACTGATCAGCGAGGTCATCCGTGATCGCGTTCAGCGCGGACGGGCTCGTCCAGTCGATGACCTGGAAAGCGACGTCGATCGCGCCGCCAAGCGTCTGCTTGGTCACGGGGATCGGATCGACAAGGAACTTCCGCGAGGGGAGCTCGGTCTTCTGCGTCGTCTGGATGCCGACCTGCGTGTTCTGGGTCACCTTGGGACGGGTGAACGAAGAGCCGTACTGCGGCATCGGGTACTGGCGCAGGGACGCGACCACGGGGCGGCTGGCGTCGATGATCTTGATGACGTCGCCGACGACCGGCTCGGGCACGAGACCGGGCACATCACCCGTGACCTCGTTGGCAATGCGGTCGACGTTGACGGCGCGGTTCAGATCTTCGAGCTTGCGCCGAGCCTCGCGATCACCCTGATACGAGTGGATGACGTCGTGCATGTAGTCGCCAGGCGTCGGGTAGAACGACCGGACGATCTCCGCGTACTCCTTGCCGGCGTTGGGCTCGGAGTTCGACGCGGTGCGGTTGATCGGAGCCGCATTGGTGCGGACCGGCATCTTCTCGAGGACCGCGGACGACCGGGCGATCAGCTCATCGAGCTCGCCGGCTTCCTCGATCTGCTTGTTGAGCTTCTCGATCTCGCCGCGGAGCACGTCGATGTTGGCCTTCTCGGACTCCGAGGGTTCGCCCCCATTTTCCGCGACCTTCGTCGACAGCGCCGTCAGCTGACCGAGCTTTCCTTCGAGCATCTTGCGAAGGATCTCGAGCATTGGTTTCCCTTTGGTTCGGAGTGACATTGGCTCGCAGCGACGGGCGCACGCGAAAGAAGGTCGGAACCTCCGGGATTCGTTTCTACCAGGAGGCGGCCAGCGCTGTCCAGTCCTTCGACGACCGTGGTTAGCCTCGGTGCTTGGCGATGAACTCGTTGAGCTCGTCAAGGTAGGACGTGGCCGCCTCGTGGCTGCGAAGAGCCATGATCTCAGCACCCGCGAGCTGGTTGAACGGCGTCATGCTCACCTCGCGGACAGCCACCTCAGAACGGTGGATGGCCTTGCCGACCTTGCGGCTTCTGATCACCGTGGCGCCGATCGATACGTTAGTGAGCGCGCCATCGTGATAGAGTTCGAGTGCATCATTGCCGCCGGTGGTGCGGCTGATCTTCGCCGTCATCCACGGACCATCGTCTCGCTCGTGGATCGCTGCCACTGCTCCGATGGGAGCATCAGACCGACGGTGGTTGAGGAACATCGGCCACTTCTTGCCGGTCACCTCAGCCCGCTTGATGGTCTGTGCGAAGGATCCGCGATCCCAGACCTCGGTGTAGAAGAGGCGACCGTCGTCGGAGACCTCGTTCTCCACGTCCCAACGGAGCAGGCGAGCCACGAGCGTGCGACCCTCTGCACCCTGAATCTCGAGCGTATCAAGGTCAAGTGCTCGAGTGATGTCGCCGTTGAAGTTCATCACACTGCTCCCGGATCATCTGGCTTGCTGGCGATAGCCTTCGGCTGCTCAGGCTTCTTGAGCATAGGGTCTTCGTATCCTGCGGGTAGCGGACCAAGACGTTCCAGCACCCGAAGCTCTTCGAGTGTATAGACGCCGGTCTCACGCGCGAGCTTGTAGGATTCCATGCGCTCCTTGAACGACATGCGCATGGTCTCTTCGGACGAATACCGTGCCAGCGTCTTGCCTGGCAGAATATCGGCAAACGTCTGCTCAATCCGGACCATGATCGGCTGCATACTATAGAGCAACCGGTCTCGCGTCTTCTGGTCCAGGTTTCCGTACGTCAAGCTCGAGCCACCGGTGGTCAACGTAGCGCTGAGATCCTCCGGCGACAGATTGAACATGAACGCGATCTCAGCCACATTGAACATGCGGCTCTGCAGGTACTCAGCGTCCTGCATGCTGAGACCGATCTTCTCCACTTCCATCGTGGCGGGGATGACCGCCGGCTGTCGGTTCCCAGAAGCATGCCGCGCAACCCATCTGCCCTGGATATACGCAGCCTCGGGCTCACTGAGCTCGGGCTTGTTCACCTTGATGACAACCGGCGGAACACCCCCGTTTGAGTACGCCTGCTGCCCGAAGTCGGCAAGCGTATTCGAGTACCTGAGATTCTTACGGTGCGCCTCGATAACACCTACGCCCCACAGAGACCCAGGCGACAGATACCCACGGACATGGAAGATCTCATCATAGCGGAGTGGACGGTCCATGCCAGTGATCTCGTAGTACGGGATCCCTCGCACCATGTCCATCACGACGTCGTCCGGATGAACGGGCAGGATCTGCCGAGGCAGACCGCTTGATTCCTCGTAATCCGCGCGAACTCCGACGAAGTTGCCACGGAGAACGATGGACGTCACCATCGCGAAGAAGTAATCTGCGTAGGTGAGCAGCGGCCACGGACGCTTGACAACCTGAGGTGTCGGAGTGATCTCGGCATTCGGGATCATGTCGTCATAGCACCGCAGCATAAGCTGCGAGATGAATCCGGCGACCAGATTCATGGCACGCCAGGCCGCCGGAATGCCGAGCACCATCTGATCTTGCGTACCCCACGCCGGCGATTCGATGACCTGACCGTCAGCGGTGATGGCGTATCCACCGCCCATCCACGTGCGGTAACGGTTCTCGTTGAGTGCCGGCTCGGGCTCTCGGGTGCCGCGGGGCATGGCCCGCACGATGCTACCGAACCCCATCGTCCTCAGCGTCCTCCGTCTGAGTCGTCGTGATGTGAACGACCTCTCGGATAGTACCGTACGCGAGCGTCAGTGAGCCAAGAACGATCAGCCCTGCGGCTATCGAGATGATCGCAGCTCCAATGCTAATGATCAACACGCCGAAGATCTGCGCGATGGTATCGACATTCCTTCTCAGAACATCCACAGCCCAGGCTCCTGACTCACCTTCGACGCCATATCATGAACAAAGACAGCCGCGACTGCCGCATCAATGAAGGCGTTCGGGTTGTTGCGATCTCGCGCGATCCGGAGACCTCGTGCATCGATCTTTGGAACGCAGTTCGCCACGTGTCGACGAAGTGTAGGATTCCCATCATGCTTGATACGGTTCTCCATCACGGCATCGAAGAAGCGCTTGGTAGCCGGTACGGACCTGGTTGTCGAGTTCGTTGGGATCTCGAGAATCGGATACCCATCGTGTTCCCACGTCTGCAGAAGCTGGCCGAGAAAGAACGGGTCCGCACCAATTTGTGCCACCTTGTACATCGCACATGCCGTACGCACAGCAATGTCCAGCTCAGTGTAAGGAACGCGCCACATGTCATCACCGACTGGACGTTCCCAGATCTTGAGCGTGAAGAGCTCGGGATCTGGTCCGGTCGTACAGGCCATGAGAGCCATCGAATCGTGCTTCCAGGCACCGTCCACAAACAGACATACGGGTGTGTCGGGCTTCAGTTCAATGCGACTGTCCTTGCACTCATCCCACTTGTACATGTTCATCCAGCCGGCGGAACGCTTGAGCCAGCCGCCGAGATGAAGACGAATGAACTCAGCCTTCGGAAGCGCGAGCGCCTGAGACATGAGGAATCGCTCGTTGGTCCAGCCATATCGGAAGCCGAGGTTGTACTCACGCCAGGCTTCCCGGTCGAAGACGTCCAGGTCATCGCGGATATCCTTGCCTGGCCAATGAATGTAGAGCGAATCGTCTCCACGCTCCGAGCGCTCCAGCAACTCACCAAGCGGGCTATTCATATCAACGCCAGGCGTGGTGATGTAGACCGTCATCGACTCAGGACGAGCCGCGGTACCAGAGCTCAGAGCTTCTGGCAGATCGTTGTTCTTGAACGCCCAGTACTCGTCGACCACCGACACGAACGGGTTGTAGCCGTGCGCCTGATGGGCATCAGCACCGAGGACCATGATGTGAGATTGTCCGTCGTTCGTCTCGATCTTGTTCTTGTAGATCTTGAGCCGCTTGCGCAGAGGCTTCGAGCTGATCGCGAACGCATCAACGTTCTTCTTGAGGATGCCTGCCTGCACGCGCGAGTTGGCGGCGAAGTAGATCTCGGTACCCATCTCGCGAGTTGTGAGGCAGAAGAGTCCAATGCCGGAAGCCGAGAGTGTCTTCGCCCACTTCCTATGCACGACGATGGCCGCCTCGCGGTGCTTCCACAGTCCATCGTCAGCGAGGACAAACATGTCTCGCAGGACCTGCTGTTGCTCGGGCACGAGAAGGACCGGTTTGCCGGCATCCGGACCACGTGGATGTCGACAGAACCGGGCAAGAAACTCAATGATGCGATCGCCGTCGTTAGGGTCGGACATTGGCGCGGAGGAACGCGTCGAACTCGTCCTCTTCGGCCTTCGCCTTCTGGACGTCAACGATACGCTGGATGGACCGCAGACAGTTCAGCATGGTCCATTCGGCACGGAGGACACGATCAACCAACGGATGAGATTGTAGCACTCCGTTATCCAGAGTATGAACAAGCCCATCCATCGAGATCTGCTCACGCCAGACACGAGAGTCCTCCAGCATGCGCCCGTACTGGTTGATGAGGCCATCGGCGACCGGTCCGGCGTCGATATGCTCCTTGAGTTGCCCTGCTTCCATGAGCGTCAAGATACCGGACACGAAGAAACCCGGCCACTCTTCAGCGACCGGGTTCTTCGCGGCACACATGACCTAACGCAATTGACTCGTTACGACCTCCTTTCTCTGATGTTCA